CGCAGCAACGGCTAATCGCGTTGTGCATTAGCATAACGCGGTTAGCAGTCGGAGGGATGACGCGGGATAGACTCAGAGCCATTTATTCCTTTTCTAAGGTAGTGATCCTTCTTTATAGAACCCGAGGTCAGAAGGGTCTGGTCTTGTGGTTAAAAGCTGCCAATATCTGTCTTATGACAGCTACTGGCGGTTCTCCGAAGAAGGACAGTCGGGACGTTGGGGCGTTTGTCGGTTTATCACGGAGCGGTATACCGCGGGTTATACCTGCGTTACATCGCCACCGGATAAGACGAGGAGACGACCAGCTTCTTCGACTGTGGTTATCCCTCTTTGGGCTCTTCAGGGTACTGAAATACCCTGCGGAAATCAAGACGGAGACCATTACTCGTCCTGGAGTAGAACTCTCAGTTGCGTTCCTATCTTCTTGGGAGACATGGTTGAAAGACCATTTCTTCAAGGGGATAGAGAGCGTGACTGACGAGAACTATAAAGGGATGAACCCTGAACTATTACCTGCACCCGAACTCCTCGCTCTTGCCCAGAGTGGGGCCTGCTCCAAACCTCAGATGAGTTCTTTCTCATCGAGGGCTTGGGCGGCTTACATTTGGGTGACCGGAGCGATGCATCTACCAGGCCCTAAGCATAAGGGTTGTGAGGTTCCTCCCAATTGGGGAGAATCTCTTCCGTGGTATTTGCATTATTGCGGTCAATACGAGGGAACCAAGTCTCTTTGGACGAAGATGGAGGCCGTGGCGTCATATGACCCCACGGGGTATCCATTCGCAGGGAGACTTGCTACCAAGTTGGAAGCTGCGGGTAAGGTTCGTGTGTTTGCCATGGTTGATTACTGGACTCAGGTTGCCCTGAAGCCTCTGCATGATAGTATCTTTGCTATGCTAAAAGAGATACCTAGCGATGGGACTTTTGATCAGCATAAGCCGGTTAAGGCTTTGATCAAGAGGAACAAAACTGGGTATTTAGCTAGCTTTGACCTATCTGCAGCGACGGATCGGCTCCCAGTGCGGATCCAGCAATCAATCCTGGCGGTGATGTTTAATGCTAACTTTGCTCAGGCCTGGAAGTCCCTGTTGGTAGATCGCGAATACGCGCTTCTACCATCGGTTAGGGATCGACCTGTCGATCCGATTCATCTTTATGATAAATCATCGCGATACAGGTACGCGGTTGGCCAGCCCATGGGGGCTTACTCGTCTTGGGCAATGTTAGCACTTACGCATCATGCGATAGTTCAGTTTGCTGCTTTTAGAGCAGGTGTAGATGGCTGGTTCAAGGACTATGCTGTCCTTGGTGACGACATCATCATTGGGAATGAGGATGTCGCGAAGCACTACCTGAGGGTGATGGAAATCCTGGGCGTTGAAATCGGATTAGCAAAATCTCTGATTAGTAAAAACAAATCAGGTGAGTTTGCGAAAAGATTTTACCGCTCAGGAGTGGACGTCTCTGGTTTACCATGGAACTTGTGGCTCATGTCTCAGCAATCGCTGAGTGCATGTGTCGCAATGTGCCAATGGTTAAACCTTGGATGGACACCCTCATTATCTCAGGCAATGGCAGCTTTCGGTGTGGGAATGAAGAACATGGCTCGGCTAGGATCTACCTGGGAAACCCTTCCCAGGCGCCTGGCCGCGCTATTGGTCATCATTACCCACCCCGACTCTAAAACCGCCTTTTCTAAGGCAAACTGGCTAGAATGGGTTGGATGCCGTGGTCCTCAGCTTCCCCAAATTTGGGGGGATGAGGCGTCGACGTGGGTCTCACCTTGGATGGATTCGCTCGTTGAGCTAACCAACCAGTGTGAGGAAGTCCTCGATCGGCGACACAAAGACGTATTCTTTTCAGAGTTTACGGCCTCTGTGGACCCGGTTATCCAAGGGATTCTATCCCGTACCAACGCTGAGTTGGTAGTCTTAGAGAGGCGGATTCAGGTAGTCCGTGATACCATAACCCATTTCCATCGACTTGGTATTTCTCTTCAGGCGCGGCAGATTTCTGCCGTTATGTATCAACAGATACGTATGTTAGAGAATTCGGTCGCAAGGATTCCTTTACCTATCGCTGAGCTCATCCGGGCTCGCGAGAAAGAATTGGAACCCCGCTTCTCGGATCTCTACCGCCTTTGGAAGAATATTCGAGTTCGAGGATCGAATACCTTTGGCCTCGGGATACCGGAAGGTATCCCACGGATACGTCCTTCCTCAGCTCCTTATCCAAAGGAACTAGAGGTTGATTAGGACGGCCGCGGCCCTTGGTCTACTCCACATCCACTGTCACCGATTGTTGGTGAGGTAATGGCTTACCAGATTTGTGATAAGTTGTGGAGCCCAGGGGTTCGCGTTACCGTTACGTCTTCCTCGACCTTCTTTTACAACTCTTGTAATAGATAAGAAGTTGTTGTCCATACATTGGGAGTGATCCCAGTGTCACTGGCCCTCTTCTGGTGAGGGGAGGTGGAGGCGAACGTGGAAACCGAGGTACGGGTTATTTGGTTAAGATGGGGGTATGACCTATCCTTCCAGACTATTAGCAACAGCCTGGACCCCCCGGAGGGGGGCTAATCCTTCTAACGCACTCCTTACTGCCTCTCAATTGAGGTGACGCTATTTGGCGTTTCCAATAAGGTTGAGATTGCGTAAGGATTAAAATATAGTGAGCATGTTTCAGCTCTGTCAGGACCGGAAAGCCCGGGTGCATGGCAAGTGCACTCGGGGGGGCCGATTATCCTGTCTTCCC